CATACACACAAGGTAAGTATAGTTTAATTATTGAAACAACAGGAAGTGCAAGTATCACATTAACAGAAGATGATATTATAGGTGGATATAATTTATCTATTCCAACAAAGAATGAAAGATATAACAGAGTTATAGTTGGTTTTGTTGACCCAGCTAGAAATTATCAAGTTAATGAAGTTCAGTACCCAGCCATAGATGATAGTGGATATGCAACAGCAGATAAACACGCAACTATGAAAACTGCTGATGGTGGATTTTTATTAGAGGGTAGATTTACATTTAAAACTTTAACCTCTGCATATCAAGCAGAAGAAATGGCAGAAGTTATTTTAAGAAGAAGTAGAGAAGCATTAACACTTGGTATTAATGTTAGCTTTGATGCTTATGATTTAGCCATAGGAGATATAGTCAATATTACACATAGTTCATTAGGTTTTTCTGCAAAAGCATTTAGAGTTATGGGTTTAACCTTTAACGAAGATTATACGATAGGATTATCTCTTGTTGAGTATCAGGCTAGTCATTATACTTGGGCAAGTAAAGCACAAGTTAGTTCTACACCATCAACAAACTTACCTAATCCATTTACTATCCAACCACCAGCTAGTGTAACACTAGATGATACTTTAGTTGAATATAATGATGGAACTGTAATTGTAGCTTTAGATATAGCGATAGGTGCTTCTCCTGATAACTTTGTTGATTATTACCAAGTAGAATACAAGTTAAGCACAGATTCAGATTATATTATTTATGCACAAGGTTCAGGATTAAATCACAGAGTCTTAAATGTAATTGACCAAAAGATTTATAATGTAAGAGTTAAAGCTGTAAATAGTTTAGGGGTATCGTCAACTTATGTATCAGCAACTAGAACAATAGTAGGTGCTATTGAGCCACCAAGTGATGTTACAGATTTTTCTTGTAATATATTAGGACAAGAAGCACATTTAAGTTGGACACAAATACCAGATTTAGATTTAGCTTTTTATCAAATTAGATATTCAACATTAACAGATGGAACTGGAGAATGGGCAAACTCTGTATCTTTAATAGAAAAAGTATCAAGACCAGCTACAAGTATTAGTACAGTTGCTAGGGCTGGAACTTATCTTATAAAAGCATTTGATAAATTAGGGAATGCAAGTTCTAATGCAACTGCAATAGTTTCTAATGTAACTAGCACATTAAATTTTAATGCAATAACTACTGTATCTGAACACCCTGACTTTAATGGAACATTAACAGATACAGCAATAGTAGATGACACTTTAAGACTAGATTCATCAGAATTATTTGATTCAGCTTCTGGAAACTTTGATACAGAAACAACTAGATTTTTTGATTCAGGTGTTGCTAATGCTGACTTTAAAGCATCTGGTAATTATTTATTTGCAGATGTAGTAGATATAGGTGCTAAACATACTGTAAGAATTACAGCAACTTTAAAACAAACTTCTGATGACCCAGATGATTTATTTGATAATAGAACAGGATTATTCGATGCACAAAATTCTAGCTTTGACGGAGATACACCAGCTAACTCTAATGCACATTTAGAAATTGCTACAAGTGATGATAACTCTACTTTTACTGCTTTTCAAAACTTTGTAATAGGAAATTATACAGCTAGATATTATAAATTTAGAGTTGTTTTAACTTCAACTGATTTAGCTTCAACTCCTGTTGTTCAAGAAGTATCAATTTCAATAGATATGGAAGATAGAATATTTAGTGGAAATGATATAACATCTGGTGCTGGAACTAAAACTGTTACATTTACAAACCCATTTAAAAGTGATAATTATGCAGTTGGAATTACAGGACAAGGAATGGCAACAGGAGATTTCTTTTTAGTAGAAAGTAAAACTATTAATGGATTTAACGTTACGTTTAAAAATTCAGGTGGAACAGCAATATCTAAAACATTTGATTTTATTGCAAAAGGGTTTTAAAAGGAGTATAAAACAATTATGGCACAACACGATTACGATATAGCGAACCAATCTTTCCCAGCTTTTAGAACAGACTTAAATGGTGTTCTTGAAGCTATAAATACATCTAATTCAGGTACATCAAGACCAAGTGGTGCAGTAACAGGAACGATTTGGCTAGATACTACATCAGCAACTACTCCTACTTTAAAATATTATGATGGTGCTGGAGATATATCTCTTGCAACTTTAGACCATTCAGCAAACACAGTTAATTGGTTAGATAGTTCAGTTGTAGCAGATTTAGTAAATGATACCTCTCCACAATTAGGTGGTCAATTAGATGTTAATGGTAATGCTATTGGAGATGGTACTTTAGAATTACTAAAATTTTCAGAAACAGGAAGTGCAGTTAATGAATTTACAATCGCAAATGCTTCAACAGGAAATAACCCTGTCTTATCTGCAACAGGGGGAGATACTAATGTTGGAATAGAATTTACTACAAAAGGTACAGGAACAATTAAATTTAACGATCTAGCTTATATTCCTCAACAAGCATTAACATCATCTTCAAACGCAGTTGCTTGGGACACACAAGCTAAACCAAACGCATATCATCTAACAACAGAAAACACTACTTTCTCTGCACCAACTAATCCTGTTGAGGGTGCTTTTATTTGTGTAGAAATTAACTATAATGGTTCACACACAATCGCTTTTAATACAGTATTTGAATTTGCGGCTTCAACTGCACCAACATTTACTTCGGCAGATGGTAAAACTGATATATTAGTTTTTAAATACAATGGTGCTATTTGGCAAGAAGTAGGTAGAACATTAAATTTAAGTGAAAGTTAAAATATGTACGCATTAGTAGAAGATGGCTCAATATCAAAATTAATTACAAATCCTAAAACTATGGTTATAGGAGATGTAAGATACCCAGCTAAAATATTTCAGTTATGGTCAGGGTCAGAATTAAATGCAATAGGTATTTATGAAGTAGTAACTAACTCATCTAATTTTAAAGATGAGAAATGGTACATCAACACAAATGAATCTTATGCTTTTGCAGACAATCAAGTTACTAGATCATGGGGAACTGCTACACCTAAAGCACACGCAGATACTTTATGGACACAAGCAGATTCAGATGATGGAGATTTACCAGATGACAAAGAAGTTGGAGATGTAAAAGTTGAGGGTTTAAAAACACAATTAATTAGAACTTTAAAATCACAAGTAGCTGGAATATTATCTAATACTGATTGGTACATAACTAGAAACACAGAAAAATCTACTGCTATACCATCTTCAATATCTACTTACAGAGATGCTGTTAGAACTAAACAAGCAGAAATGGAAACTGCAATAACAAATGCAAGTGATACTCCAGCATTAGAAACTTTATACACTTACACTACTGATAGTGATGGTGTTCAATCAAGACCATTAGGCGAACTTCCAACATTGGAGATTTAATGCCATTAATACTTGGAACTAACTCCATAAAAGACACAGGCTATGATGTAGCTAACTCTGTTAGATTAAATGATGGCAGTAGTGATTATCTAAATAGAACACCAAGTAGTGCAACAAATCAAAAAACATTTACTATTAGTATGTGGGTTAAAAGAGGAGAATTAGGTTCAACAAATGGTTTATTATTACAAGGTGTTAATACAGGAAATGATGACTTTGCAATATATTTTGAATCAGTAGATACAATAAATATATTTAGTTGGTCTAGTTCATCAGAACAATTTACTTTATCAACAAACAGAAAATTTAGAGATCCAAGTGCATGGTTTCATATTGTACTTGCAGTAGATACAACACAAGCAACATCAAGCAACAGAATAAAATTATATGTTAATGGTGTTCAAGAAACTTCATTTAGTACAGCAAACTATCCATCATTAAATGCAGATTTAGAATATAATGATACAAGTGCTTTATGGGTTGGAAGAAGTTATAATGGTCATTATTTTGATGGTTATATAGCAGAAGTAGTATCTGTTGATGGAACAGCATTAGCACCAACATCATTTGGAGAATTTGACGAAGATAGTGGAATATGGAAACCAATAGATGTATCTGGTTTAACCTTTGGTACTAATGGATTTTATTTAGACTTTGAAAACTCTGGTAGTCTAGGTGCAGATGTATCAGGTAATGGAAATAACTTCACAGTTAATAACCTTACAGCAATAGATCAATCTACTGATACTTGCACAAATAATTTTGCAACATTAAATCCTTTAGCAAAAGGTGCAAATGTAACTTTAACAGAGGGTAATTTACAATTTACATCTAATAATAGATATGGAACGGTTGGTACTTTTGGATTATCTAGTGGAAAATGGTATTGGGAAGTAAAAGTAGTTGATGCTGGATCAGATATTCAAGTTGGTATTTTTCAAGGTGGTGGAAATATTGGTTATCCAAATGCAGAACTAGGTAAAACAAGTCAAGGTTGGTCTGTTATTTCAATTGGTGGAAATAGACTTCATAATTTATCTCAATCATCTTATGGTGGTGCAGCTTTTAGTGATGGAGATATATTAATGGTCGCTTTGGATATGGATAATGGTAAGTGGTATATGGGTAAAAATAATTCTTGGTTTGATAGTGGTAATCCAGCAACATCTTCAAGTCCAGCACATACAGGAATAACTGGAACTATCTTTCCAGCAATAGCAACTTATGCTGAAAGTGAAAGTGGTAGTATAAATTATCAATTTAATTTTGGCTCTCCACCATTCACAATCTCATCAGGCAACACAGATGGTAATAGCTATGGAAACTTTGAGTATGCAGTTCCTAGTGGATATTATGCACTTAACACAAAAAACCTAGCGGAGTATGGATAATGGCTTACACTACAATAGATAAACCAACAGATTATTTTAATACTATTACCTACACAGGAAATGATACAGATGGAAGAACTATAACAGGAGTTGGATTTCAATCTGATTGGACTTGGGTAAAAGCTAGAAGTAGTGCATTTTCACATTATATTATTGATGCTATTAGATACGATAGTGGTGCATCTAAATATTTAAAATTAGATTCTTCTTCATCTGCCGCAGATGAAACACCTAGTGGTGCTGGTTGGATTTCAGCATTAAATTCAGATGGTTATGTATGTAAAAATGGAACATCAAATACAAATAATTGTAATGAAAATGGAGTTACATATGTAGCATGGAACTGGTTAGGTGCTAATGGCACAACTAGTAATACTGATGGAAGCATAACCTCAACTGTATCTGCTAATACTACAAGTGGATTTAGTATTGTGTCTTATACAGGTACAGGAAGTAATGCTACAGTTGGTCATGGTTTGGGAACTACACCAGCTTGGGTTTTAGTAAAAGAAAGAGGTGCATCTGGAGAATCTTGGAATAATTTTCATCAAAGTTTAGGTGCTGGTATAACTATAATGCTAAATTTAACTAACGCACAACAAAGTTCTTCAACTATGTGGAATAATACTGCACCAACATCTTCTGTATTTTCAGTAGGTGCTGATGCTGGTTCAAATGGAAGTAGTAAAACTTACATAGCCTACTGCTTCGCAGAAAAAAAAGGCTACTCAAAATTTGGAAGCTACACAGGGAATGGAAATGCTGATGGAACATTTGTTTATACAGGATTTAAACCAGCTTTTCTTATAACTAAATGTACATCGAATAGTGCATTTAGTAATTCAAATTGGATGTTATATGATAACAAAAGAGATTTATATAATCAAATGGCAGAATATTTATATCCTGATTCCAGTAATGCATCAGGGACAAACTCACAAGGTATGGATTTTCTTTCTAATGGAATTAAAATGAGAAATACTTTTGGAGATGCAAATTACAATAATGAAACATACATCTACATGGCATTTGCAGAGAATCCATTCGTAACATCAACTGGTGTACCAGCTTGTGCCAGATAGAAAGGAATAATTTATGCAATTATCAAAACATTTTACATTAGAAGAATTTGAAAAATCACAAACTGCTACAAGAAAAGGTATAACTAATAAAGCTGGTAGTGGAGAGATTAAAAATCTAGGCGATCTTTGTTATGAGGTATTAGAGCCTGTAAGAGTTAAGTTTGATAAGCCTGTTACAATTACATCTGGTTATAGAAGCCCAGAATTATCAGAAGCAATAGGTTCAAAAGCAACATCACAACATTGTTTAGGAGAAGCCGCAGACTTTGAAATAGCTGGTGTATCAAATCTTGAAGTAGCTTTGTGGATTCAGAACCATTGTGATTTTGACCAATTAATATTAGAATTTTGGAAAGATGGAGAACCTAATAGTGGTTGGATTCATTGTTCTTATAAAGATGGCTCTAATAGAAAACAAGTCTTAACATTTGATGGAAAATCATATACTAATGGACTAGCAGACACTAAATGGTCTGGTGGAAAACTAACAAACTAACAAACTAATAGGAGAATATTATGCCAAGAGGAATGGGAACATACGGAAGTAAAAGAGGGCGACCAGCTAAAAAAAAATCTAAAGCTAAAAAAAAGAAGAAGAAGTAATGGCTATGAAGAAACCTATATATGCTAAAGCTAGACCAAAGAGATTAGGGAAACCAAAATCTTTTAACAAGAAGTCTAAAGCATATAAAGCTGTAAAAAGAAAAGCAGATAAGAAGTTTGGCAAAAAGGTTTCTTTGTATAAAAACATATTTATCTCACAAGGCATCAAAAAGTATAAGCCAAGAAAGAAAAAGTAATGGCTAAACAAAACGCATTACAGAAAATAGAATCTCACGAAAAGCTATGTAGAATAATGCAGAAATTAACTCACGATAAAATTAATTCAATAGAAGAAAGAGTAAAACGATTAGAAAAGATTTTACTAATCTCTACAGGCTCATTGATTAGTGCAATGGGTTATGTGATATTTACATTATTGTCAAAATAGGCTACAAGCTATACTTGTATGAAGAATAAAAGAATACTTGTCATTTCTGATATGCACCTACCTTATCAACATAAGGATTCAATAAAATTTTTAAAAGAAATCAAAAAAGAATTTAAACCAGATAGAATTATTAACATTGGCGATCTATTAGATTTTCATGCTATATCAATGCACGAACATAATCCTGATTTGTACTCGGCTGGTATGGAATTAGATAAAGCTAAAGAATACATACAACAATTAGAAGCAATATTCCCTGAAGTTACAGAAGTTGATAGTAACCATTCAAGTTTAGTTTATAGACGAGCATTAAAATATGGAATGTCTAAACAATTCTTAAAACCTTATGGAGATTTTTTAGGGACTAGAAAATGGAAATGGGTAGATGATTTAACACTTACTATGTCTAATGGCCAAAGATGTTTTTTTACACATGGAAGAAGTGCAGATGTATTAAAGGTAAGTCAAGCTATGGGTATGTCAGCAGTTCAGGGTCATTATCATACTAAATTTGTAATAAGCTATTGGGCAAATCCTGACAATCTATTCTTTGGTATGAATGTAGGTTGTTTAATTAATCAAAAGTCTATGGCCTTTAACTATGCCAAGAACTTTAAGACAAGATTCATACTTGGTTGTGGAATTATACTTAATGGAATACCAAGATTACTTCCTATGGTAATTAACAAAAAAGGCGATTGGATAGGTAAAATTGTCTAGGTTAAAGGCTCATAGAAGCGATTTAAAGGCTACTGACAAGCAAATAGGTGGTAAGCACTATAAAGAATATAAGATACAGCCTATTGAGTTTATAGTCGCAAATAAACTTGATTTCATACAAGGTAATATTATAAAATACGCACTCCGAAATAAAGATGGAGAAAACC